TTTATAAGATTAGTAGTATGACGAAAGATAAGTGTAATGAAACATGGAAGGGTCCTGAAAAAGCAGACCTGTTATTAGTAGATTGTATCTACTATAAGGGGGTTAGAGAAGGGATGGAAAATCACCTTAAGAATAACCCTTCATCTAGAGCAATGATGGTAATGAACATGGTCAAGAATGTGAATGGTATTCATAGGTATTATGACTGTGAAGGCTACTGTCTTGTTAGAGATAACTATGTCATTAACAATCCTAAGGGCAATGATAAACCTTATAGTCATTCTATTTTATTCTTACCCTTTGAATTTGTAAACTACTCTAGTAATGGGTTTCATTACGCAATGTTAAAGAGTGTTAATATAGGTCCTACTGTACGGTAATGTCTAGTAGAAGTGTCATATACAGCAATGAGTGATAACACTTTCTCCGATCAATTGGAGGTTAATAGAGTTTGCCTCACTGTAGATGCAGCTTTGAAACAGTTCATATAACCTCGGCCATTGATCCTGAGTACTAATTACCAGTAAGAATCCCGTGAAGTGATGGAGGATTGGTTGAAAACCAATGAATAAACTTCAAAGATTCTTTTAGGGTAAGATCCTTCCATAGCACAATTTGCAAACTTTCATAAGGCTTGCCTTAAGACACCTATTACGGAAACAGATACAAAAGTCCTTTATGATAATATAGTAATAGATAGCCAGTAGGTCTTATAAGAAGATTTTGCTAGAAACTAAGACTGGACAGCATTTATATTATTTTATTGTTTTTCTCTAATTATGAAATATAGAAGGATTGTTGTAGATTATGTAAAACCATAAATAAAAATAGGTGCTTATGGAGAAGGATATTAATTTACTACATGGTTAGTTATCTGTTTGGGATTGAGTCTATTAATAATACACGTAATGCAATAATGGATAGCTATTTTAGTACTCAGTTACTTTATAAGTCCTAAGAAATTGTGTTAATTCTTCTTTTGCGGTTACCTTTTGTATGCAGTGTTGTTAATGTATGATAATCATGGGAAGATAAGTAATACTGAACTGTTGTCTATAACAAGTTAAGCTGTATAATTACTGGTTAGCGATTTTATATTCCGTATATATGGATTATTAGCAATTACATTTACTGTCGGAGTTGTATTATTGTTGAAATTATATAGGCCATTGATGTTGCTATTTATAGCAATATTAAAAGCGATAGTGTTTACTACTAACGACCTAATTAAATACTTCTCACCATATATTTCCTTAACAGAGATATCACCTTTTGATGACATAAAAATAGGAGGATTTATGACTCCTCGTTAATTATTAGCAGCTAATGTTTTAGGTGATTACTCAGGATTACCATTAGGTGATAAGTAGAAAAACGACCTTTTAAAAAGTAGACCTGATTAAAGTCAAGTTATAGTGTCGGTGGATTACTGTAAATCAACTTTTCATGATATTAATTCATCCTTGAGTAAGTTGTGTTATAATGTAAAAGATTTGGTATATACCGGGTTGGTTGAAAAAGCAAATCGATAATTTTTACCAAAATTTGTGAGTTAACATCCTTAAGGATTACTATGGGCTTTATTTTGTAGATAAACTAGTCCAGTTATATAACCTAAACCAAGTTACCTAAAGGAAATAAAGCAATATAGTGTAAATTTTACTGAATCAGATATATTAAGAGGTGTACTTACTTAAGGAATAGTGCCATTTGATGAATATTTAAAAACTGTATTACCTAGAAAACGTACAATATATGTGTAAGGTTATACTGATTTTAAAGAAAAAGGCCGAATGGATACTAGAGTAACGGCAATTATGAAAGGTATGGAAAGGCAGTTTCCCAAGGAGTAGATACCAGATAATTATAAACCACGTTGCATCATGAACCCATCACCGTAGGTTAAGGGAGTATTAGGATGGGTGATGCACAATGTTTTACGGATTAGTAAATATTTGGATATGAAAATACCGAGGTATTCTACTGATTAACGATACAAGTATGGATCATTTGCAGTGGGATTAACACCTGAGGAATTACAATACCGTATTAATAAGGTGTATAAAACATTCAAAAAACCAGTAATAGTCGGTAGAGATGGTAGTGCACATGATTCCCATTAGTCTAGTGATTTGATTGCTATGTATGATAATAAAGTTCTTTCGAAAATAGATTGTTTACTAGCAACAATGGGATACGGTAAAAGTTATGTCAAGATTATAAAAGAAGCATTGACATAGGACGTAATGGAAATTAATTACACATTACCAAAAATATACACAGGGAAAGTTACATTACCAAAATATATAAAATTTTTGAAATTAAAAGTAAAAGGGACTGTATTTAGTGGTCATCCTAGTCGTACTACATGGGGTAATACATATCGTATTATCTAATTGAATTATGCATTAGCAAGAAAGTATGGTTATATAGAAAATTATCATTGTTTCTAAGCAGGAGATGATACACTAGAATTTATTGAAGAGGATTACGTCCATTTACATAAGCAAGCTATGGAGGAAGCTTATGGAAAACCTGATATGAAAGGCATGTATGGGACGGGATAAGTTTTAAAAGAGATAAACTATTCTACAACTGAATTTTCCTTTTTAAGTAAAGTTGGCCTAATAGATGAAAGTGGAGTTCTGCATTTAAAACGTTAAGTTAATAGATTATTGAGAACGGGTTGTTATTCTGCAAAGAATATAACCGTTATGGATTTAGATAACAGCGTTTTAACAGGATTATTAGCTACTCTGTCAACTGAAGACCCTTTGTATAATTATTTTAAGAAATTCTAGAGGAAAGATAGTGTAGCATATGAGGACGAAGATTAAACGTATAAGATAGGAGACACGAAATCGTACGTCCCAAGATAGTACAGATCAGAAGAGTACTATACAGTGATGAAAAACGCAGCAATAGCTTGAGTAACGGGG